AGCCGTCCCGTCAATAAAAAAAGTTTGGAAAGGCTATTAAATAAGTAATAAAGACAAAACGATCCAGGCAATAGGCTATATATATAGGACAAGTATAAACAGCATAAAGAGGTAAAGAGACAAAACGGCAAACCAGGGTAAAGAGACAAAACGGGTACATATATATAATAAAAGTTAGTCAGAGGTATATAGACAAAATACAGGACAAAATGGCGGATATTGTGGCGTAAAGCAGCCACGCCCGGAAACAGCCATGGTCAAAAGCAAGAGTAAAAAGACAAAGTAAAAAGTAAAAATAACAGGACCAGTCAGCGGACCAGTCAGCGGACCGGACCTATATATATAGGCAATAGGACCGGTCAACGGACCGGATCAGTCAGCGGACCAGTCGCCGGAGCAGTCAAAGGATCCAGCTATATATATAGCAATAAGTAAAAAGTAAAAATAAACGGCATATAAGCGCATAAAATAACTTGATCCAGCAATAGGCATAAAGTATATAAAAAAGTAACGGCAAACAGGTTTATAACATGCAAAAAACAAGAGTAAAAAGACAAGGTACACCCCGCATGTTTTGGCGAAATGAAATGGAAGTACCGGGGTCGGCAACGCCTTCCATTTACTATACCTATTCAGGTTGAAAAAAATCAAGTGATAAAAATTTTTGGGGTTTTTGGTTTGAAAAATATCAAGAGTATCATGTGTTATTGGATTGGTATTGGTTATATATATATATACATATGGCATTGTTGTATCCAGTGTATCAAATATCATTGATATCATTAGCCTATTTTGAATTTATTTTTATTGATTTGGTATATATATAGGAAAAGTCTTATATTTGGATAAGGAACCAAATGAAAGGAATACTATGAAGCGCACCAGGAATTTAAATGAAACAAAGAAGAAGGTGATAGAAGCCATCAAGGCCAAGGAAGGTGATACTTCTTGTGCCAGATATCAACCGGACTATGAAGACGAATTGCAGTTTTCCAACAAGGTTGGGTTGGAAGCTACTCCGCCGTCGAAGCCAGCGAGTGTGAAGGTGTGGAATGATACGATTCCTGCCAGGGCTTACAGGTTGTGTTTGTTGGGGTTGTCGCAGGAAGAATTGGCTGTTGCCTTTGGGGTGACTGTCGAGACGATTGAGAAGTGGATACAGCGTTATCCAAAGTTTAGGAATGCGGTGAGGTTGGGGACCCAAGAGGCGGATGGACGGGTGGTGCACAGTTTGTACAAGAAGGCGACGGGGTACGCCTATTATGAAGATCAGGTCACGGTTTCACACGGAAACGTGATAGTGACCAGGGTACAGAAGTTCGCACACCCAGAGACCACAGCGGCCATTTTTTGGTTGAAGAATCGACAAAGGCAGCACTGGTCAGATGTACAGAAGGTAGAGAAGCACATCCAGATGGAGATTACCTCGAACGATGGTCAGTATGACCTAAGCGACGTGACAGATGAAGAATTGGCTATTCTGGAGAAGATAGGTTTGAAGGACTTCAAGATAGAGAATTGACCATGGAAGATATAAACTACTTTGAAAGGATTGTCAGTAGGCCGGTCAGGACCACTCCACCGAAATCGGTGAGGGTGAAGAAGGCCATTGGAAACCCCATTGTGATTAAGAGGGAGGTGTTGAGGAGGAGTTTATATAAGTTCATTCAGGAGTTTTGGCCGGAGTACTCAAACGATGATTTCGTTGGGAATTGGCACATCGAAATACTTTGCAAGGAATTGGAGAACATTGCCCACAAGGTAGCCAACAATCAGGAGTGGGAATATGATTTGATTGCGAATGTTCCACCAGGTACATCTAAGACGGCTGTGGTGAGTATCTTTTTTCCTATTTGGTGTTGGATAAATTGGCACTGGATAAAGTTTATCACTGCTTCATATGCAGAGACACTTGCACTGGAATCTGCTGATTATTCACGTGATATTATGCGAAGTCAGAGATTCAAGACCTTGTTTCCAGAGTTGGAGATACGTTCCGACAAAGACAAGAAGGGGAACTTCAAGATTGTGAAGACTGTATATACACAATCAGGTTATCAAAGTGTACAGCAAGGAGGAAACAGGTTTTCTACTTCCGTTGGCGGTACTCTTACAGGATTCCACGGACACATACTAATTGTGGACGACCCATTGAATCCCAATCAAGCTACTTCTGAAGCAGAACTTAGGAATGCCAATCACTGGGTTTCACAAACTCTGTCCACACGTAAAGCAAACAAACGCACAGCTACCACTATCATGATTATGCAAAGACTTCACCAGAACGACCCATCCGGATACATCCTCAACAACAAGGCAAGGACAGTGAAACATCTTTGCTTGCCAGGGGAAATCCGTGATTATCGTGATTGTGTGGTTCCAAAGGAACTCGTGAAGTACTACAAAGATGATTTGTTGGACCCAAAGCGGATGCCGTGGTCTGTGATAGAGAGACTAAAGGCAGATTTAGGGCAGTATGGATATGCGGGGCAGATAGGACAGAAACCCACACCACCCGGAGGAGGAATGTTTAGGATAGATAACATTCCCATTGTGCACACATTTGACCCTACACAGGTAGATGGACAGATGATTAGATACTGGGACAAGGCAGGTACACAAGGAGGCGGTGCCTATACAGCAGGTGTGAAGATGGCAAAGTTGAAGAATGGCAAATATTTGATTCTGGACGTGAAACGTGGACAATGGAGTACTGATGTACGTGAACGCATAATCAAACAAACTGCGCAAGCCGACGGCTATGAAACCATTATCTGGATAGAGCAGGAACCTGGTTCAGGAGGAAAGGATTCAGCACATGCTACCATTACCAACCTTGCTGGGTTTACTATATATAAGGAGTTGCCGAAAGGTGACAAGATATATCGTGCCGACCCATTTTCTGTACAGGTCAATGAAGGCAACGTGATGCTGTTACACGGACCTTGGAATGAAGAGTATCTACAAGAACTTGAATACTTTCCATTCTCAACTTATAAGGACCAAGTCGATGGTTCTTCAGGAGCTTTTTCTAAATTAGCAAGAAAAAAAGAAGTAAAAGTATATTGATATGGAAAGGACTAAATTAAATGATGCACAAATAAACGTACTTGCAGAAACAATTGCTAGATTACGTTTGGCTTCCCAATTAGGAGCATCCTTTGGTGGACAAAGAGACTTGTATCAAACATTTGGATACAAAAAGGACTTATCCTATGAAGACTATATTCGACAATACAAAAGGCAAGATATAGCCAAAGCTATTATCAAACGTCCCGTTGAAGCAACATGGGCCGGGGATTTACATGTATCCGAATATGGTGCTTCAGAAGACACTGAATTTGAACAAGAATGGACTAGGTTGGAAAAGAGGTTGAAGTTGAAAAACAACTTTGCCAGATTGGACCGTCTTACTTGTTTAGGAAAATATGGTGTATTGTTGTTAGGTTTTTCTGACACACCTACCATACAAGATTTTGCAAAGCCTGTAACGCAAAAGAATGACTTATCCTTGCTTTATGTTAAGCCATTGGGTGAAGGGTCCGCTAAAATAGATTCGTTTGAGGATAACGCCAATTCCTCGCGATTTGGCAAGCCTTTATTTTATAATATAACCGTCAAGTTAAACAAAAGCGAAAGTCCAAGTACTTTGAAGGTACATCATTCAAGAGTGCTACACGTTGCTTGGGACTTGATGGAGGATGAAAATGAAGGTACTCCAATAATGGAAGCTGTTTTCAACCGTCTGCAAGATTTGGAAAAGTTGATAGGTGGTTCCGCTGAAATGTTTTGGCGTGGTGCAAGGCCTGGTTTCCAAGGAAAGGTGGACCCAGAATACAGTATGAGTGACGCACAGGTGAAGGCACTTCATGAGAAAATGGATGAATATGAACACAATCTTCGTCGATTCTTTATTCAGGAAGGTATTGAATTAAAGAGTTTGGCACCACAAATATCTGACCCAACGCCACACGTTACTATACAGATACAAATGATTTCAGCAGTAACCGGTATTCCACAACGTATTTTGTTAGGTTCTGAGAAAGGTGAACTTTCTTCCGACCAAGATGCTACCATGTGGAAGGTTGCTATACAAGACAGAAGATTGGAACAGGTTGAACCATGCATCATCCGCCCATTTGTAGAAAAGATGCTCGAATACAATATATTGCCACAGCCAGAAACTGAGGATTTCATGGTTCTTTGGAGTGATTTGTTTGCTCCATCTGAAAAGGAAAGGGCTGAAACAGGTAAGACTAGGGCTGCTGCGGTTCAACAATATTTACAAAATCCAATGGCCATTGAAGTACTTCCACCTGATGTATTTATAGAACTATTCCTTGGACTGACTAAGGAACAAATTACTTTGGTACACAAGATGAGGGAAAAAGCAGGTGTACTTAATTTGGAATTAGACAGGGAAATTCCATCAAATGAGGAAGAAGAAGTACAACAGGAATAAAAAATTTTTACAAAATGTGTCATATTTGCCAAAATAGTAATATATTTACCGTGAATGCCAAACAGGATGGCTATGATCCTACACGTACAACGGTACTTAGGAACATGTTCGTGAATAGAATGAATGTGAGATTTAATAAATTTGCACGTGAAGTTCGAAGCGAAATTGAAAGCGGAAACATCCTTAGGGAAGGAAGGATATCCTTGTACCAAGGAACAACACCAAACAGGTTCCCAATTGATGAAACTAAGGTAACTGCATTTATGCAATGGTTACAACTTATGATAGACAGGGAATTGTTGACGGTTGGTAACTATCCACAACTAGGAAGAGCTTTGCATGATAGATGGACTGATATGTATATTGAGGATTCCTATAAGAGAGGTGTGATTCGGGCCAGAATGGAAATGCAAAAAGCAGGTATGAAAGTGGATAGTATTGAAAAATCTGGTGGCATTCAGGCTGTAATGGGTACACCATTTCACATGGACAGAGTCGGTATCCTTTTTATAAGGGCATTTGAAGAACTGAAAGGTGTGACTTCCCAGATGAGTACACAAATCAGTAGGGTACTTGCAGAGGGAATGATGAATGGTGACAATCCTAGAGTGATAGCAAGGAAACTAAATTATGTTATCACTGGTGCCGGACAGGATTTAGGTGTAACAGATTCCTTGGGAAGGTTTATTCCTGGAAAGAGAAGGGCACAAATCATTGCAAGAACTGAAATAATCAGGGCACACCACAGGGCAATGATTCAGGAGTACAGGAATTGGGGATTGGCAGGGGTATATGTACAAGCTGAATTTAGGACAGCTGGGGACGAAAGAGTATGTTCAGAGTGCCAATCTTACCACGGGGAGTTGTTTAGTTTGGATGAAGCAGAAGATATGATACCAGTTCATCCACAATGTAGATGTATTGTTTTACCATATGAACCTATATACTGATGGAAAAGACTTTAATTTTACATAGTAAGCAAGTAACAGCTGACTATGATTTGCGAATAGAAGTATTGGAACAACAACAGT